CCGGACGTCGGCCTCGCCGATGGTCTTCTTGAAGGCGCCGGGGCGGATCCGCTCCTTGAAGCCCCAGAGCGGGACGCTCAGCACGTCGAAGACAGCCGCATAGCCTACGATCTTGCGAGCGGTGTCCTGTCCCTCCACGCGCAACTCCCGCAGGGCGAAGCTGCGCTCTTCCCGCTCCGGGGGCGGAGTGCCCCGCAGGTCGGGAGGCTCCAGGTCGGCATCCTTCAGGTGAGCCGCCAGGTGGTTGTAGACACCCTGGCGATCGCCGGCCGGGATGGTCGTGCCGCCCCGGCCGCCGTTTAGCACGCCTATGCCGGTCGAGCAAGCGACCGTGGAGGCCTCGCCCACCGTACCGTCCTCGCTTACGAAATGATGGATGAAGCGGTAGGCCGCCTTGGTTTCCGCATCACCGTCCGGATCCTGCCAGGCGAAGGCCGATTTGTAATAGGCTTCGCCGGCGTCGATCTTCAGGCGGCCTTCCGCAGCCGGTCCGTCCCAGGCGCTATCATTCGTGCCCGTGTGATGAACTGCCATCGGTGTCATCGTTGCCTCCAGGCGCTCAGACGGTGAGCGCCTTCTCCCGCGCCGGGCGCCCGTTCTGGCGCTCCTGCATCCGGATCCCGAGTTCGGCCTGGATCATGCAGTCACAGCCCTTATGCGCCGGCGGATGCCGGACGTCGTTCTTCGGGGTCAGGGGCGCAGCCGTCCCCTCCGGTTGGAAGTCCTCGCCGGCGCCGATGAAGGCCTCTTGGATCCCAACGATCCGACCATTGAGACGGGTGCAATAGGGACAGTTCTCCCCAAAGGCATGCCAGCGCAAGCGGATCACGCCCGCGGCGGCATAGAGCCCGATCGCCATGGCGTTGCCCGAGCGCACCGTCTCGATGTCGGCGATGTCGGTCGGCCGGCTCTCCTCCCACTCGTCGAAGAGCTCCCGCAGGGCCTGCAGCGGATCGAGACCCTGTTGCACGGCCGCCTGCAGCTGGTTGCGGACCATGGCCAGGCTGATGCCGATGTGGTGGGCGGCGAAGTCATCCACGTAGGCCTGGGCCAGGTCGTCCAGTTCGTCGCCGCCGAGCTCATCGACCCCGATCTCGTCGGCCGCCTCGGCCGCCACCGCCTCCCCGTAGGATCGGAATAAAGGCTGCATGTGACGGGTGATGAATTGCCGGTGCTCGTCGTAGAAGCCATCCAGCCACAGGTTGAAGTCGGGAATGTCCCGGGCCACGAATAGAGCCTTGGCCTTGCCGAGGACGTCATTGACCTCCCGGCGCACGATCCGCCCGGCCGTCTCCAGGAAGAGTTTGTGATAGGCCCCGCGCAACCGGCGCCGGCCCTCCACCGCTCGCACTGCACGGTCCTCCTCCGCCCGGAGCTCGGGAGCCGGTGTGTCCGCGGACACATCCCGGACCGGAGACAGCTCCGCCGAGCGCACCGGGACCAGGTTGAGCGGCACGAAGTAGGTGTCCCCGCCCTCGATCGGGTTCTGGTTCTCCAGCTCCCGGATGTCATTGGCCGACAGCCAGCCGTTCTGCCGGCCGACGGCATAGGCCTGGTAACGACTGACCGTGTCGCCCCGCAGCAGGCCATCCACCAGGAAGGCGGCAAAGTAGCGCCGGCGGTCCCGGTCCAGCATGAGGCGCTGATCGATGGCCTGCTCCCAGCGCACGAACCAGGGCATCATGGTCTGCACCACGAACTCGATGGACTGGTGCTCGATGTTCGAGAAGGTAGCCCGCTCGAGGTCCGCCAGCATGTGGGGCGGGATCCGGTAAATGCGGGCGATCTCCTGGATCTGAAATCTGCGCGTCTGGATGAACTGGGCATCCTCGAGCGGCATCCCGATCTCGTGGTACTTCATGCCCTCTTCCAGGATCCCGATCTTGTGGGAGCGGCTCAGACCCCCGTGCCGCGATTCAAAACTCTCGATCAGGTTCTTCGTGGCCTGCGGCGAGAGGGTGTTTGGATGCTCCAGCACCCCGCCCGGGCGGGCGTCGTTCCCGAAGAAGCGGGCGCCGAACATCTCGGCCGCCATCCCCAGACCCACCGCCTGGCGGTGGAGGGCGATTGGTGAATAGCCCATGCGGCCGTCCGAGCCCAGGCTGCGCAGGTGCCAGATCTCGGCCTCGTCAAACCACTTCATCTCCTCGCCGGGCAGCAGGTACTGATAGCGCCAACGGCCGCCGAGCTGGATGATCTGGATCATGTTGTCGGGCGGCAGGGGGAAGAGCTCCCGCACCTGGCCGCCCCCGTCGTACTCGATGTGCACGTAGGCATTGCCCCAGAGGGCCATGTGCCCCTGCACCGTCTCCCTGAACTCGAAGGAGGTCATGTCCTCGTTAGGGCGGTCCTTCAGGAGGGTGTAGAGCGGGTGGTTGATCGCCCGCCGTTTCCCCCGCTCCAGCCGCTCGTAGACGATCAACGGCAGCATGGCCACCGTCTCGGCCAGGATCCGCACGCAAGCGAACACGGCCGACATGCGCAGGGCCTTTTCCTGGCTCACGGATACGCCTGAGTCGGTAGCACCGGTGAGGCCCAGCTCGGTCCACTGGCTATAATCGGTCAGCGACAACACCCCGTCACGCTTCTCCATCGGCACCGCTTCCCGTTTGGGCCAGAGCAGCTCGCCGAGCACTGTCATGGGCTATGCCGCCTCCACGTGGCCACCAGCCCGGCCGCCATCATCAGCGCCCCGCCGGCGACTAGCGCCCAGCCGGTGCCAGCCACCAGCACCAGGCCGCTCATCAGTGCCGCAAATCCCGCCAGGGAAAGGAGATCCGGCAGGATCTTCACAGCTCCAGTAGCCCCCGGGTTTCATACACGGATGAGGTGCCCCCGTGCCGGGTCAGGCGATCGAGCGCCATGATCTGCGAGACCACCCCGTCGATCTTCTCCCGGCTCTTCTTCTTGTCCGGCTTGACGTTGCCGGCGGCATCCTGCGTGACCACCAGGTTGTCGGCCATCCAGCGCAGCACCGGGTTGCCGCCGTGCGCCAGCTTGTGGTCCACGGTCAGCCGCAGCAGCTCCTTGGTCGGAGCGCTCATCGAGACGAAGCCCTGGCCGAAGGCCACCATCGTGAATCCGGCCCCCTCGAGGCGCTGGCTGATCTGGAAGGCGCCCCAGCGATCGAAGGCGATCTCTTTGATGTTGAACTTCTGCCCGAGCTGCGTAATATCCCGGATGATCCACTCATAATCGATCACGTTCCCCGGCGTCGCCGTGATCCAGCCGTCCCGAACCCAGGCATCGTAAGGCACGCGGTCCCTGCGGGCCCGCTCGACCAGGTTCTCGGCCGGGATCCAGAACCAGTGCAGTGTCGGAATCGGACCTGGATCCTCGCCCTCCGGCAGATCGATAGGCGGCTCGAAATCCAGACTGAAGGCCGCAATGTCGATCGCCGAAGCCAGATCCAGGCCGCCATAGGCTTTGCGGGCCCTCATGGCCTCCGGATCCACCGGGAAGGCGCACTGGTCCCAGGCATCTAGCGGCAGCCATCGGGTCTCCTGCGAGGTCCACTGATCCAAGTGGTAGCGCCGGAAAGTGTTCTGGTAGGCGGGCACCATCTCCGCCCTCCTGGCCTCCGTCGCCAGATATTCACGCTTCACCGTCATGCCCAGCGACGGGTTGGCCTTGGCCCAGATCTTCGGGTCCAGCCAATCGTCGTCGGGGTCCGCCGCCCGGATGTAGCCGAAGAAGCTCGGATCGTCGATCACCCCTGAGAGCACTTTCTCGGCGTATTCGTGCTGCTCCCAGCATATGCTCTGGCGATCGAAGCCGGCGGTCGTGATGGCAAAAACGAGCGGCTGCCGGCGAGCAGCAGTCGCTGTCACCAGCGTGTCCCAGAGATCCCGGGTGGGCTGCGCGTGCAGCTCGTCGACGATAACCCCGTGGGCGTTCAAGCCCTCCTTGGTGTAGGCCTCGGCCGAGAGCACCCGGTAGACTGACCGCGTGGATGGGACCAGCAACGATCGCCGGAATGCCTCGGCCCGCATCGAGAGCTTGGGCGAATCCTCGACCATCTGCTTGGCCAGCTCGAACACGATTGCCGCCTGATCCTTGTCGGCTGCAGCGCTGTAGACCTCGGCCCCAGGCTCCTCGTCGGCAAACAGGAGCAGGAGCGCGACTCCGGCGGCCAGAGTCGATTTGCCGTTTTTCTTCGGGACCTCGATGTAGGCAAAGCGGTATTTCCGGGTGCCGTCCGCCCGCTTCCATCCGAAGAGCGGACGGATAATGTCGTCCCTCTGCCAGGGAAGAAGCAGGAAGGATTTGCCGGACCACTCCCCCTTGGTATGGGTGAGTAGCTTTTCGAAGAAGGCCACCGCCAGATCGGCGGCCTGCTCGTCGAAGTAGAACTTGGGCTTGGATGCCATGCTGGATCACGCTGCGGCCTCGAGCTTCCGGACTGTCGCTGGGCCCACCCCGGGCACGCTCGTGATCTCCATGCCCTCACGGACTGCGGCGCTGGCGAGTTCCAGAGATCCCAGGCCTGCGCCGGTGAGCGCCTTGGCGGCCTTCTTCCCCACCACCTGGCTCAGGGTCGTCTCCCGGACTTTGCCCTTCAATCCGGGTTGCGTGGTCTGGAATAGATCCTCGGCCAGGCTGAGAGGACCACCGTCTTTCGGATCGGCCACGGTGCGGAGCTTCAGGCCCGACCGGGCAGCTGCAGTGAGGCCGAACTCGGAGGCGTAGCGTAGAAAGGCCTTGGAATGTTGCACGAAAGCCACGTCGGCGGGGTTGCGGTAGAAGCGGCCGTCCTCGGTCTCGAGCACCAATCCCTGGTCCTCGACCTCGCGGCGCGCTTCGAGCGCCAGACCGTAGTGCTGGCAGAGTAGCTCGAAGGCCTCGGCGTCTGCGTTGGTCAGGATGCCGAGCGGCTCCACGGCCGTGCGGATCCGCACCCAGGCGAACTGAGCATCGGCGGAGAGCCGGCGGCCGGGCATGCGGGGCAGGGATCCGCTCGGGATGGGCTCGTCGCCGGTCAGCGGCCGCTTGCCCGGGTTGCCGGCCAGCTTCTTCATGGCTGTTGGTTTAGGAGGTCGACCCATTCTCGGCATGGTTATCGCGGCATCACACTTTCGCGGCCGTGTGCGCGTGGCCCACCGCCCGGTACAGGAGGAGAGACTGCAGAGATCTGACCCCCACTACCCCCAGCGCCTGCCTCCGATGGTTCCCTTCCTCGAATGGCACGCATGGCATAGGGACTGCAGATTGTCCTCATGGTCGGTGCCGCCCTCGTCCTTCGGGGTGATGTGATCGACGTCGGTCGCCCGCGTCAGCGTGTCGTGGACACCGAACGGAT